TAACATCGTCCTCAAACCTATAATACAACAGAAGACCATCGTGCGCGCTTTCATCTTTTGGTACGCCACTATTATATATAGCTGTAACTTCACTAGAAGAAAGTTTTTTGCTAAACATAGCAACTTCATCTATTAAACCGTCATAAAAAGTATCTTGAGTACCGTCGTCGTTAACCGCTCCAATATTTAGTTCTAAACCGCCGTGATCAAAAGCATTAAAATTAGCTTCACTAATGACAAAAACACCTCCTCCAAGAACGCTAATAGCAGTATCAACTCCGTTTACATATATTTTAGCAGCAGCATTTCCACTTGATACTTTTTCTTCTGTAATTACTATGTGTTTGTAATCGCTTTGAGCACCGTTAGTAAAAACAGAAGAGGTTGTGTTTACATAATTAAAAGAACCATTAGAGGCATGAGTTAAGCCTATTCTGCCTGCGCTGTCAATTAACGCAATAACTTGATCGGCATTTGATCCTGCTTCAACTCCTAATACACCAATGTTAGAAGATGGTTGTCCATCGTCAGGTTTTACCCAAAAGCTAAAACTAAAACTATCTCTAAATAAATCGTTAGATGTATAATTAGTATCCACATAATCATTAGTCCCATCAAAAGACAGAGACTTAGTATTCGTAAAAGCTACAGCGCTTTCTATATATGGTGATAATATAGTTGATCCTAATCCTAACATTATGCTTCTCCTCCAAAAAATTCAGTTATATCCGATGGCTGCAATATAAGGCTTTCTGCGAAATCTCTATATACGATAGTCACCTCTTCCCCGTCTTCTAATGCTTTTGCTATAGGTGGGTATACACGCATATAAGCCTTAGTGCTCTTCCCTATAAAACCGTTTTTTTTGGTGTTGTTGTTTTCTTGCGTATCACCCAATAGTAAGCATCCCGCAGTGTCCTCATCAGTATTACCGCAGTGAAGAAGAATATATTCAAAGCCTGGCACATCCAAGACATGAAGCATACCTTTATGTATGTCAGCAAATCTCTTGCTGTACTTGGAGTGATATCCACCCACAGTTCTAAAGCCGATATTATACTCTCCTTCAGGTATGCAAGTTTCTCCGTAAACTTTTTCCTTGCGACTTTCGTCTTCCAGCGTGTAGCATAGAAATTTTCGTGGTCCATCTGTAATATCAAAAAGTATTCCGTTAGTTGAGTCTACCCCTTTGTTGAATCTTATTACCTCTAGCTTCATTTTTTATTTTATTTAGTCTTATTCGTTCAGCTTCTACTGCTGGATCTTTTCTTTTCTTTTTGGTGTTAAAATACCTTTTGTTCAAAATTCAGGAGACTGTATATACTGCAGACCCTGACCAGCAGCTGATCTTCCTTTACTTCGCGCCTCTCTTCTTTGTAAACTTCTATATCTCATTCTTGCAAAAGGATTTTTAAACTCTCTGTACTCTCCTCTACGTGGATCTGTTGCAAGTGTAGCTCTGCGTTGTGCTTTACTCTTCTTATTAGCAAGATCCTCTTGTCTTTCTACTCTTTTTCTAGCTATAAAATCAGCAATCCTTAAAGAAAGAGGGTCTTTAGGTTGGTTCTTAGGGTCGTTGTAAGCCTCTATAGTGTCTTTACTTGGCTTTACATAACAACCCTCTTCTGTACATACTGTTTCTTCGCCTGCGTCAGGAGGATCTGTTACAGCCCTTTCTTTTTTCCTTTTACCTATTCTTCTAAGCAATCGTTCTATAGATGCATTTTGACGATCACTTATATTTTGTAATCTATCTTCACTTACTTTTCTAAATTTAGACTTGTTTTTTTTCCCACCTTTTTTATATACTTTCATTACGCTGCTGCAAATATTTCGACGTCAACGCTAGATGTATCAGCTTGGATACCTATTGAGTCAATGTTAGCTAAAGAGACGGTAGCACCTCCAGAGGCATTTGCATCCATCACAGAATTATTGAGCAGGAAACTGTCGCCTGCTTCTAGTTTTACAAAATACTCTTCGTTGTTGCCTCTCACCCTAACATTAACAAAGTTAGAACTATCTAGGTTTGTTAACCTAAGGTAATCTAGTGTCGCATCTTTTATCGTACCAGCAGCAACAGCGCTATCAAATAGCACCACTGTTTGCTCAGCAGAGTGGAGGCACGTTACTATGCGGTGGTCTATTTGGCTAACCGACTCTACGTGAGTGTTGGTAGACCCTCTAGATGCACCGTTTAGAGTTACAGCTTCTGTTATGGTGATCGTTAAATCAGCCATATTATCCCATTCGAGATACGCCTCTACGCATCATAGGTTGTGGTCTAACCATTGGGCCAGCTGGTCTAGGCGGTCCTTGTGGTTCCATTTCAGACTCCATCTTAGCGTCGATCATTTCTCGTAGCATCATGATGTCTTCTGGAGCCATAGATTCAAGCATCATAGCCATCTTCTCTTCTTTGCTCATTTCTTCACCACCCATGTTGCCGCCATGCTCGTACATTTTGTTCATTTTGCCGCCATGACCCATCATGTTAGGCTTCATCATTCTGCCGCCTCCAGCCATTTTATTGTTGTAATCCATGTTGTTGTTTTTTTTACAAATATAGTTTATATTTATCTAGCTTTTTAATTGTCATACCAGGCTTTCTTTTTTTCTTTATTTTTATTTTACCGCCTCTAGCAAAAGATCTCTGAAGGTCTGGTAATATAATTTCTATTGTGTACATATCTGGCCCCTTCGGTCCTGGTAGTCCTCCCACAACCTTACGAACACCATCTATTTTTTCTATTGTTGCAGAAGCTCCAGGTATATCCTTTATCTGATCCATAACCTTTGCATAAGCAGCATCTACTTCTGCTTGACTGCTAAATTTTGCTGCATTGAATCGCCCCTGAACAGCTGGATATGTTGCTTTTAATGCATTATCTGCATTGCTTAAAAAAATTGTCTGTGTTTGACCTGTAGGAGAGTAACGTCCATTTTTTATTTGATCTTTCCAAAACTTTAGCCCACTTGTAGATATATTGTTTGTTTCGGTTATAATGTGGTTTGAAGGTAATGCAGCTGCAAGGTCATCAATAATGTTTGCTAAATCTCCCTTTCGTAAGTCAGCTTTAATTTCAAATGTGTTGGGTCTATTAGGGATAGACTTATAAGATATATTTCTGCTTCCTAGTCCTTTAGATGATAATGACGCATCTGGAAATGCTAAATACGTGACATTTCCAGCCTCATCTGCGTAAGTTACCAGACCTCCAGACTCACCAAGCCGAACCATATCATCACCTTGACGAGTAATAATACCCCCTTTAAAGTCAATTGACTTAGGTATAGATTTAGTAATCGGTACTCTTTTAGAAGTGGACTTAAAAGAAGATTTTAAAAGGCTTTTTAGACCGCCTTTTATAACACTACCTAAACCTAAGATAGTAGATGGCTCAGTAAACATATCCACACCAAAGGCTAAATATGGATTTTCTATATCTAAAGCCTCTGAAGTTGATAGAAACCCTTCGCCTGGATCATCAGCATACCCTAAATTTTGCAACATAGATTGCGTATAACCCAT